CGGGCGTAGTAGTATCGGGCCGTCATCCCGTTAATCTTGATGCGGTCCGCCCAGAGCGACCCGCTGACGTTCTGGTTCACCGTGAAAGTCGTCGGGGTCGTGATGCTGTCCACGGTGATCGTGCCGATGACCAGGTAGCCCCAGACGTTGTCGTCGGGAGTCGTCGGGGCAATGTTGCCGCCGATGATGACCGGGTACTGATTGCTCGTCACCAGAGGGTCAGGGTAAGCGTAAGGGCTAGCAATTTCAGCACCTGCCCGCAGCGTGATGTAAGAGGTCTTAGTCGTGGCGTCGTAATTCGACGAAGCCAGTTCCCCGGTCGGAGGGTTTGCCACCCCAGCCGTGACGCGGTCTAACTTGACCTCGGTGCCACTGACGTAGTCGTCAATCTTAGGGACTAAGTTATTGATGGTGCCAGACTGGACCTGATAGGTGACGGTCGTAGAGCCGCCCGAAGTCCGCAGGGCGACGTTGATGATCTTAAACGGGTGCGTCGTTGTGGCGCCGTCCCGACTCGGAAACGGATCAGAAATATCCAGCGTGAAGCCCTTGCTGGACGAGTCGAAGTTATAGCCGACTCCAGGTTGAATCTTCATCAGGCAGGAGCGTAGACAGAGGCGACATACCCTTCGCGGTTAAAGCGGATTTCATACTGCACCTTGTAAAGGCTGCCGTAGTCCTCCGTATTGACCTGCGCCAGGAGAAGCTGGTTCTTACCGCTGACGGTGAAGGTCGAGCCCATGTAGGCAGGCAGAAGGTCGATAGATAGGAACGAGCCGTCGCCAGAGGTCTTGCCGACGCGCGCGATCATGCCCTGGACGGTGGCAGACTGCGTAGTGTAGAAGTGTCCGGAGAAGGATGTCTGCGGGGCGAGATAGTTCGTCTTACCGTAGAAGTCCTTAGACTCAGCCTTCTTGAAACCGAGGAACTTGCGGCCCGTGGCTAGTTCAAACGTGGCGCCGTTGTTGCCGGTATATTCGACAGGATTAGTTCCGGCGACAGCAGGGTAAGCAGGGGTCGCCAGCGTGCCACCCGTCCCGACGCCAGCAATAGGTGTTCCAGAGAAGCCAGTAGCCAGCTCGAAGAAGTTAGGGTGGGTCGTGATGTTTTCCGACGTCAGCCCCTGCGATCCGCTGACCTGAGGTTCAGTGCGTAGGCCGCTGTTACAGGTAAGCTCGATGCCGACATAGTCCACTGTCGCAGTGGCGATGCCAAGCGAGTCGAAAGAGATGGTGGACTTATGCTGCTTGAGGTTGGTAAAGCCAATCTCAGAGAAAGAGCTGCCGCGCTCGATATACGCAAAGGAGCCGAACCTGTCGGACTTGTAAGTCGCGGTGCAAGTCTGGAGGCCATAGCCGTCATATGATACTTTCCAGCCTGGCTGGAGAAGCCCGGCGACTAGGTCATTGCCTGTTTCTACGCGTCCCATGGTTATAAGTTAGGTTGTTGGGGTTTTTGTAAAGTCTGGCGGAAGAGATACTCCGTAAAAGTCTCTGATGTCAGAAAGCAGTTGGGTCTGTTTTTGAAGTTCTTCGTATTGGGCGTTCATCGCTTCGATGACAGGATTTGCCCCGACGCCGATCACGTTGCCAAAGCCTTCAGGTCCGGAGAAATTAGCAGAGCGTGCTGTCGTGTCCTTAGGCGGCTCCTTTGCCGCATCCTCCGCAAGCTCAGGAGCCAGCATCTTCCTGAGTACTTCCTTGACGTCTTCGTCATCAGCCAGGGCTTCAGCGGAGTTGGCATCCAAGCCGGCAAAGATTCGGAAACCGCGCCAGCCGCCGATTTCTCTGGCCACCTTGTCGCGCATCCCGTCTTGCTCAAGGAGTTTGGTAAACTCTTCAGTCTCCGCCTTTGCGGCTAACTCCTTTTCTTTTGCGTCTGTTTCCCGGGCGTTTCTTTGCTTCGCCAGATAAATCGCTTCGGCGCTGAGATACTTAGATTCTGCCTTCAAGGCGAAGTCGTAAGCCTCCTTGATGTCGGCCTTTCTTTTTTCAATCGCTGCGCCGATGTAATTGATAGCCGAGTTTAGGAGGACTATGGGTGCGACAAAAGAAAGCGCGATGTCCTTGAACGCCGTGCTGAACTTCTTCTGGATGTCCTCGACCTGTTTGCCAAAGGACACGGTGGCGGCCTTGGCCTTGTCCATCGCCTGCGGTACGTCGGAGGTCGTCTTGATGTTGACTGTCAGGTCTTGGGCCATGTCAGGGGGTGCTTTCCTTTGCAGGATTGGAAGCAGCCGCCGCGGCTGCCTCTTTGTCTTTGGCTTCCTCTTCGGCCATGAAGGCTTCTTCCTCGGGCGACATGATCGCCACGTCCGCACCCTTGCGGATAGCCAGGGCGGAGTTGAGCCAGATGGCCTGACACTCCGGCATCTCCCACGCCCGCTGCTCTGGGATGCCAGACGCGATCAGGTTGGCCACGATGGACAGCGGCCAAGGCACCCCCTTGTCGCCGCCCCCTGACTTAGTCTTGGTCTGCTCCCAGAACTTTGGCCAGTCCTGGACGAGGATATAACCGGCGAAGGCTTCTAACAGCTTGGCAAACTTAGCAGGGCGGCGCTGAAGGTTTAGGATGCGCAGCTTGTCACGCCAGCCGATGTCGCCTAGAGGCTCTTCGGCGCACACTTGGCAGGCGAAGATTAGGTCGGCAGGGGTGATGCCGCGGGAGCCAGTGACCAGGGGCGAGTCGAAGGCCATCAGGCGCACTCGATACTTGAGGCACCAAGGGTAAAGAGTTCGACCCAGAAACCCTTTGAGGGGAGCCGGGTCGACGTAGGCGTTGAGGAAGCGGCGGTCCACTATCCTTTAGACTGCCCCCTTTTCGGGGGTGTCAATTAAAGGGTGATGCCTTCGTAATCGACCGCCGTGATCGTGACCGAGGTGAAGCCCTTGTTAGAGCCCTTATCGTCAATCTTGGTAATCACGCCGGAGAAGGAAACCGAAGCAGAGCCAGCCGGATAGGCGGAGGCCGTGTTGACCGTGAAAGCAAGGGTGGCGCCGAGAACCGGCATCGTCGAGGTCTTGGCGATGCCTTCGACCGTGATCTCGCTCTTGCGGTCATCCATGCGGTGGGTCTTGGTGATGCCCGTCTCGTCGACCACCGTGGCGTCCGCGGTGAAGGAGGACGAGAGGCTGTAGCTCTGGACGAAGAGGTTGGTGACAGTGCCCGCGATACCGTAGACGCAGGTTGTTCCGGTGGAGATGGCGGCCATTTGTAATTGCAGGCTTTGGAATTGGCTTAGGCGGGCAGGACCACCAGCACGTCAAACGAGAAGGAAGTCGCCCAGGAGCGCTCGTCGATGCCTTCGTCTTCGGACTGCATCGTGACGTCGTAACAGGCCGCGTCGGTCGAGGTCACGAAGGCCGCCTTGATGCTGGTCAGGTCGCGCATATTGCCGGACAGGGCGGCGCAGCGGGCGCGGTGATCGGCGAGGGTCGTGTCGTCGGCGTTCGAGAAGAGGGTGATGCGGACCGAGCAGCTGAAGTTGCCTTCGCCCTCGGGGAGGTCGGCAGGGCTACGGGCCGACTCGCAGAGGACCACGGCCTTGGGCAGGGTCTGGGTTGCGGCGCTGTCGCCCGTCAGGAAGGCCACGGTGGTCAGCCCGGTCTGGGTGGAGAGGTAGGTGCCCAAGGTGGCCTCTACGATGTGGCGGATGGATTTGGTTCCCATAAAGGTTATTTGCTGTTGGCTTCGTCGATAGTTTTACCGAGATGCTCTTTTACGCGAGCCCTCATCTGCCTGACGCGGTTGGCGTAGACGAGGCTGAGCACATCCGCATCGGTGGCGATGTTCGCTATATTGCCGAGGATGTTCGTGACGCTGACGTCGACGTTCTTTTCGGTCGCCGATACGGTGTTCTTCCCCTGGACGCTGGTGTGCTTGTTGATCCAAGCAACGCTAAGCAGGCCGACGCCGAAGTTCTTGGGGATACCATTGATGACAGGCTTAGGCAGGGAGCGCAGGGCGGAGGCCCACCCAGACTTGATGCGGCCGACCATCTCCTGGCGTTCGCGGATGTATTCCTTTAGCTCAGCGGTGGTCTCGACGAGGAGCTTCTTTTTGACTGGTCGGACGTTCTTTTTAATGCGGCCTCCGAACTTGCCTTTGATTTCATTATGGACTGGCCGGACATTAAAAACAAATCCGATGGTCCCGTAATCGCTTAGGACGATTTGGGCTCGGTTAAGATAGTTCTTAGCCTTCTTGAACGCCCGGTCGTAGTCCTGATCATTGGCGATCCTTTGCATGATAGGAGAAAGGCTTTTAAGCGCCTTCATGGAGCCGCCACCGATCAGCTTATTGAACATCCCGATGTCGTTATTCCTAGTGGCGTAAGCAAGGTTAGTGGCCAAGACGTTGGCCGCATTCCTTGAGTAGCGGTCGTTGGCCGCGACAAACATCTTCTTGATGTCGCCGGCTACGGCATCTTCGCCGGCCATCTCTGCGGCCTTGGATAGGCCCTTGCCGCCACCTTTTGCCAGCGGGGGCGTAAAGGTCGCCGCGTCTTGGCAGGCCAGTGCAGCTTGTTCTAGGCAGGCGTCGCGTAGGGTTTGCCCGGTCTTCTTGGCAAAGCGCTTGAGAGCCGCAAGGAACTTAGCCTGGGAGTCAGGCGTAATGCTTACGGTGACCACGGGGGTTACTGGTTATCGTCGATGACGACGAGCGTGATCCATGCCGACCCGGGCTTGTAGGTCTGGGTCGTGATGCGGACGGTCTTCCCGCCGGCCACGAT